CAAACTCTGGGGAAAAAACGACCCCGATAAATGCCCCACCGCTATTGGATCAGTATCCTTTAAATCTGCGGGATACGTCGCCAGATACGCAGCAAAAAAATTAGTTCACGGTAAAGACGGTGAACATGAATTCAATCCAATCTCTAAAAAATCAAGTAAACATGCCATTGGTAAAAAATGGCTTGAAAAATACTACTCAGATATATTTGACGACGGTAAAAATATTCTAGTCGATGGAACTCAAGTACCAATACCTAGGTACTATGAAAAATGGCTCAAAAAATATCACCCAGTACAATGGGAAAAATACATAACAAATATTAAATCTAAAATTATTTCTGACGCTTCTGCGAAAACAGAAGCTGAAATTTTAATTGAAAATTCTATAAACGATGAGAGATTTAATAGAGATGGAATATATGCAACTAAACAACGCTCGAAAAAAGAAGCTCAAAAAATTATTACAGAATCAAAATTCAAAATGCTTCAGAATTACCTGAAGCTTTAACGAAAGGTAAAAATGTTAGGCAGTAGAAAATCACAACACAGTTTTGCTCAAATACCCTCTGTGAAAATGGCGAGATCAATGTTTGATCGATCATTCACCGTCAAAGATACATTCGACTTTGACTATCTCATTCCCATTTTCGTCGATGAAATTCTTCCCGGCGATACTTGTCGTGTAAATACTAGCGTATTCGCTCGATTAGCTACTCAAAAAGTACCCATTATGGATAATATGTATGTAGATTACTTTTTCTTCTTCGTACCAAACCGATTACTTTGGTCAAACTGGGAGAAATTCAATGGTGCTCAAAAAAATCCTGGCGATTCTACTACTTATATTCTTCCTTCTTTGGATGCTTTCCCGGCCGGTGGACCGGAAGTTGACACGATCTACGATAAGTTCGGTCTTCCAACCGACGTTGCGGGAGCATGGACATTACATAATACTCTTCCATTACGTGCTTATAACTTAATTTGGAATGAATGGTTTCGAGATCAAAACTTACAAAATTCAGTCGTTACTAAAACAGACGACGGCCCTGACCAAATTGCAGACTATACTCTTCTTAAACGTGGTAAGCGTCATGATTATTTCACTAGCTGTTCACCTTTTCTTCAAAAAGGAACAGCGGTCACCTTACCACTTGGTACTACTGCACCAGTTGTTACTGACGGCTCTCCTATTCCTCTTCAACAATTTGGTGGTCCTTCTCTTTCTACAATGGGTTGGGCAAATACAAATACCCTACAATTATCTTCAACCACAGGGTTCGTAAACGGTGACCAAATCCGTTTTGCTAATCCGACTTCATTAACTGCTGACTTAACAAACGCTACAGCAGCTACCATCAATCAATTAAGACAAGCTATTCAAGTTCAGTCTTTACTTGAACTTGATGCTCGCGGAGGAACTCGTTATGTCGAAATCTTACAAGCACACTTTGGAGTCACGTCACCTGACTTTCGTCTTCAAAGACCAGAATATTTGGGTGGAGGCCAATCGAGAATTTCCTCACATCCGGTTGCGCAGACTACTCCGACATCTGGCGCCAATGCCCAAGCACAACTTGCTGCATTCAGCACAACTTCAGGATCGAACATCGGTTTCACGAAATCTTTCGTCGAACATGGTTACGTTATTGGACTCGCTTGCGCACGAGCTGACATCACTTACCAACAAGGTTTAAACAAACTTTGGTCACGCTCTACTAGATACGATTTCTTTTGGCCGAAACTCCAAGAATTGGGCGAGCAAGCTGTTCTTAACCAAGAAATCTATCTTGCTGGTGCTGGTGGTACCGATACTTCTGTATTCGGTTATCAAGAACGCTATGCAGAATACCGCTATAAACCCTCTGAGATCCACGGACAGTTCAGAAGCACCTATGCTACCTCTTTGGATCAATGGCACATGGCTGAGGAGTTCTCAGGAGTTCCAGCGCTTAATGCTTCGTTCATCGTTCAAAACACACCAATTGAAAGGGCAATTGCTTTCAATCACGAACCTCATTTGCTCTTTGACGCATGGTTCGATTATAAGCACACACGTCCTATGGTTACTTACTCTGTACCTGTATCATTAGGTAGGTTCTAATGGGATTTTTCGATAATCCCATAACGGCTGCTATGACTATGCCTTTAGGCGGTCTTAGCAATGCCATGATCCAAGCTGCTACTGGTGCTAGTGACTCACAAATGGTACAAGGTTTAGCTACTGCGGGTGCCGCCGGTCTAGGAGGGATCGGCGGTGCTCTCGGCATAGGCAGTATGTTTGCCCAAGCTCAAGGTGCTAAAGATACTAATGAGGCAAACGAGAGAATGGCTGCCGCTGCTAATGCCATGAACCAAGCAAATGCTAGGGAACAAATGGCTTTTCAAGAACGAATGTCTAATACCGCACACCAACGTGAAGTTGCTGACCTTAGAGCCGCTGGTCTTAATCCAATCTTAAGTGTTAACGCCGGCTCCAGCTCTCCCGCTGGTGCTGCTGGTTCCGCTAGTGCATCTAGAAATGAAAACCCATGGGCTGGTGTCGCTGCTACTGCTTTGCAATTCCAATCTTTAGCTCTTCAATTGCAAAAACAAAAACAAGAGATTTCATTAATGCAATCTCAAAAAAACAAAACAGGCACCGAAGCAAAAGTTCTCTCTAAAGGAATACCAGAATCAGAATTAAAAAATGACATCTACGATACAATCAGACCATGGGTGAAGAAATTTAAAAAATCTCTTCAAACCAGTCCACAAAAACCCGTTCCATTAAATAAAAAGGATTAATATGTCTCAAATGAAAGACCCGAATAAAAAAATAGTGTCAGACTCAAAAACAAAAAGAATCTCTGTTAAAACTGTTAACAAAGATCCATCTTTGACTAAACAACAATTCAAAGATGAATGTGACATAAATAAAATTATGTCCAAATATCAAACTACAGGTGAATTTACTCATATCACCTCTAAACAAGGCATTTACGCAGACTTCAGTGATATCACTGACTACCGCGAAATGCTCCATACTGTGAAATACGCTCAAGAAGCGTTTTCACAATTACCAGCTCAAGTTCGAGCTAGATTCAAAAACGATCCACATGAATTATTAGAATTCATTCAAAATCCAGAAAACTATGAAGAAGGTGTACAATTAGGATTACTAAACAAACGCGAATCATCTACACAAAATATTAACGATCAAATTCAAAAAAACGATAAACAAACACAATCTACAAACGCGATACAATCTAACCCTTAACCAAACCTCTTCACCCAAGGCCCCTTCACGGGGCCTTAACCTGACGACTTGTTCGTCATGAAGGGACACTACGTCCCGTTACCAGCCGAAATGGCGCTTGAATGCGTTCACGATGTACCCGATAGAGGGTGTTAGGGAGATGGAGGCACCATCTCCCTAATTATTTTACTAAATATATTAAAAAAAAATCTTTACATTATCGCGTGAATATTCATATTCACGCAAACGTCTAAGGCAATCGCGCCTTTTACAAACTAAGGAGAACACATGGAACTAAAATGCTACTCAATCAGAGATTCTAAAGCGGAAATCTTTAATCCGCCTTTCTACAAAAAAACTCACGGCGAAGCCGAAAGAGATTTTGCTACTCTTTGCAGAGATCCAAAATCGTTAGCTAATCAATATCCAGAAGATTTTGATCTTTATTATTGCGGTGATTATGACGATATCACTGGCAAGTTAAGACCTTTGGACACTCCGCAACATATTGCGAAAGCAATTAGTGTTATTAAGGTACAATAACACGATGGGCCTAGTACTTCTCTTGTTGTAACTAGGCCCACTGACACTATAACATAAAAAAAGAGGTAAAAATGAAACGTAAATCACTTTCAAACAAACACAGTAGAAAACAATTTAAACGAGCTGCTTATGTTCATCCTAAGAACAATCTAAATCCTCGTCGCTTCCGCGGCGGCATTCGATTATAAAAAAAGGTCTGTACAAATGCGCTGCACAGACCCCAGAAAAGTTGGCTTTAAAGCTGACGGTAAGACCATTTCTTGGTCTCCTAAAACTATTAGCAAAGAATTCGCTACATTTCAATTGCCTTGTGGGCAATGTATTGAATGTAGACTCGATTATTCGAGGCAATGGGCAATTAGATGCGTTCACGAATCCCAAATGCACGATCATAACTGTTTCATTACCCTCACTTATAGCGATGAAAATTTGAAAAATCCCAAATTGGACTATTCTGATTTTCAAAAATTCATGAAACGCTTAAGAAAAACCCAGACTAGACCGATAGGTATGTTCGTTACAGGAGAATATGGTGAACATAATAAACGCCCTCATTGGCACGCTATTATATTTAACTACAGTCCCCCCGATATTGAGTATTCCTATACTAACGACAACGGCGATCGTATATACGATTCAAAAACGATCGACAGACTCTGGGGAAAAAACGACCC